CGGTTCATCTTGTTGGGAACTTGACACAGGTTCGACGATTGAGGCTTTAGTTTACGACAGACGTAACGTAAGCGAGATTCGTGTACATCCTATTCCAGACGAAGGTATTGCAACTAACTCGTATACTTTTGAGACAGACGACCCAGAGTTCGCAGGTGCAGAACTTTTAGGTGTCACCGCAGATATTACTGACTATAGCTTTGATACTGTCTATGGTGTGGTCACTGACATGTATGACCCAGAAGTAGAGATAGAAAACTTCCTTGACACTAACGGTGTACTTACCGGTGTTAATGAGTCTGAAGGTCTTGTACATATCTGGTACATTAAAATACCTTGTGTTGCTATTGCGTCTATTCTAGACGACCTAGAAATACCTTCAATGTTTGATACAGCATTAAAGCATTATATTGTGTCTATGGCTTTTGATGACGACTACGATACACGTTTTGCTGAGAAAGCAGAGAAAGCTGCTAATTTATATGAACGTGAGTTAGGTATTGTTAAAGAGACAGAGTCTCGTGGAGCTACACGTGATAGTCAAACTAATACCACAGCTTACAGAGGAGCATTTAGCTAATGGCTGACCAAAGAGTAGTCCGCAAAAGCTTAGGTGGACAAGACGACCTCCTGTTTGGCGAAGGTCAAGAAACACAAACAAGGGCTGGAGGTTCGTATAACATCCAGAAGATACGTTTAGTGTACCCGGTTAACAGCCTGGAAGAACTAAACGCGCTCGACCCTACACAATTTCCTAAAGCAACGCTTTATGAAAATGGTTCTATGACTGAGTACGTATACAACCCTAGCACGGAAGTGTATGACCAGGTTAGTAACATACTTAGTTCAACTATACTGGCTGATGGTAAGACCACTGTAAGCAGTATCAACGCTTATGGTGATATCTCTGTTACTGGACCTAATGTAAGTGGTAGCAATTTAATCTTAGCTACAGATTATGTAATCACCGATAGTAATACTATCGAGTTAGCAGAGTCTTATCCTGCTGGCACTATTTTACAAGTGAGGTAGTCATGGATAATTGGCAATCGTGGGCAACCGCAGGATTAAGTCTGCTAGTTGGCATTGTTATGTTCAGCTACAAGAGAGACAAAAAGAGGGGTGATGCCCAAGAGAAGGAATTCCAGGATTTTAAACTTGAAGTGACTGAGCGCATTGTTCGCATTGAGGCAGAAATTATGACAGAACGTGAAGTACGAGAAGTATTACAGGAGTTCTTTCAACCTTTCTTAGCCTCGTTGCAGGATATTAAGGGCAAGACAGACTCAATACAAAAAGACGTTAACGATGTTAAAGTACAGTTAGCGTCTGTGCCGAAGAGGAGTGCAGACCATGAGTAGAGGATTTTTTTCTAAGGGCGTTGCATATGGTGCTGATGTCTTAATACCTGTTGGTACAGGCCAAGTACCAACGGTTGACCACAATACGCTACAAGCCCAAACTAGGGATTTAGACACTGCTGGCCAAGATATGATAGACTGGGCTCTAACATACATCTGGCCAAGTGATGCTGGCGAAGCGATGTCTATGGTATCGGATAACGCTTTAGACAATGCACTAGTTTTAGTTAGTGGTTTAGACCTTGACTTCAAGACAAAGAATGTAGTATTGCCTCTAGACGGTCTAACACCAGTATCTATAGGTATTTTTACTCGCGTTAATGTAGTTACAACTATTGGTACTACTCCTACTGTTGGTATGGTAAGTGTTACGGGTAATGGTAATACTTATGGACAAATGGACCCGGGAAAGCAAATCTCATCTATGGGTGTCTACACTTCACCTGCAGGCAAGCTCTCACAAATATTGTCTATATCTTCTTCAATGGTAAAAGCTGGCAGTAATGCAGATGCATCGCTTGAGGCAGGCTTGTACTTTAGAGCACCTAACTCTGTCTTTAAGTGGGCAGTAGGTTGGTCATTACAACGTCGGGGTTCAACTACGATAAGCGTAAAAAATGAGATACCTCGAGCTATTGAAGGTCCAGTAGACCACATCATTAAGGTGATTCCTTCTGCTAATGGGATGATGCTTGGCATTCGCATGGCTCTCTTACTGCAGGATGTTAAATGAAGATACAACAGTTTAACGGTGGACAGTCTAGTAGACAACGTCCACAGTACATAGGACAGAACGAAGCAGTTACCTATATTAATATAGATAACGCTTTGGGCTCGCTTGCACCTGTCAAGGATAAGTTAGCTACGGCCATCTCAGTTAAGCAATATCATGAGTTCTTTATAGCCGAGCAAGAGTGGGTAGACGCTGATGCGCCTACAGACTTCTTAGAGTTCCAGCAAACTATGTACTTAACTGACGGTACTACTAGACCTCAAAAGTATAAGAACGGCGCATACGCGAACTTAGGTATTGTTGCTCCATCGGTTGCACCTACGATAACTAATAAGAACACTGTAGCGCCTATCACTGATTTAGCTATCGCAAATTTTGTGTCTAATATAGGTACTTACGGTGATTTACCTGTGTCTGAAATACGTTACTTACTAGTTAATGTAAAAGCTGGTAAGTACTCAGATGCTCTTGAATTAAGCGTTAATCGTAGTACTAATGCTACGATTAGGACTAAGACTAGTGTGCGTAAGCCTTCATCTATTATAGACTCTGTGTTAGTAAAGAGTGACTCTGCTATTGAGGACCCTAGTGGTACTTTTGATAGAACAATAGAACTTAGTAATCTAAAAGGTCCTTTTGCTGACTCCGCTATTTTATTTCGTTACTACAAAGGTGTATGGTATAAAGCGTTTACCTTTGTTGCTCCAACAGATGTATTTGTTGACGATACAGAAGATATTAGTGCTAATGACGTATTGGACGATACACTATTTAGTAAGTTTGAAGGTACATACCAATACATCTATACTTACTATAATGTAGATGATGGTACAGAGTCTGCACCTAGTCCTTTGTCAAGCGAGTTGTCTGTTGAAGGTGGTACTATTACAACTACGCTGCCTTCGAGTAGCTCAGATAGTCAAGTAACGCATAAACGCTTGTATCGCGTTGGTAATAATGTCACAGAATTCACTTTAGTTTCACAAGTAGATAAAGCGGTAACCTTATACGAGGATATACTAGGTGATACTGAGGTAGACGGCAGGCTTTTAGAATCCGATAACTACTATGAAGCACCGACGGGTTTACGTTTTCTAACAGAATCTTTTGCTATGCTATTCGGTGCAGTAGGCGACTCTTTGCGCTTTACGCCTATCGCTGTACCAAATGCCTGGCCACCAGAGTATAGCATAGCATTTAATGCTCCTATTACAGGTATTGGCCCTGTAGCTAATGGTGTACTCGTTTTTACTACTTATCAGACTTTCTTAGTTACAGGCACAGGACCACTTAGCTTATCTCAACAACCACTAAGTGGTGACCAGGGTTGCACTAGTCACTCATCGATTCAGAAGATAGGCCCAGCTTTAATTTGGGCTTCTGTTGAAGGTCTTTGTATGTCTGCTGGTAATGCGGTGAAGAATATAACTAAGGACAAGTTAGGTGAGATAATACTAACCCCAGTTGACTCTGAAGTAGCTAATGAGGTCTACTACTGTCACAATGCCGATGGTAGCACTTTAGCCGCAGACTTCCGCTTTGGTACAGTACTTAAATATTTTGACTTAGGTGTGAGTACAATTACTTATGCTAATGGTGACTTGTATGGTTGGTCTGATAGTGTAATGTATAAGTTGTTTGAATCTGCAGATAGTCTTTCACTTAGTTACTTATCACCTAGGTTTATTGAAGGCTCGGTTACAGAAGAAAAGAAATATAAAAAGCTTCACATTTATTCAAAAGGCGATATAATATTAAATATAATAATTAATGATGTTATTGTGTGTACTAAGGAGCTAACTGGTGAGGATGATTTCCAGGTTCAAGTTCCTCAGAATAAGCAGCGCGGTAACTTTGTGCAATTTGAGATTACTGGTACTGGTGAAGTATACGAGTACGAGTATGTAGCAGGCCGAGAGTATAATGAGTAACGAGTCTATAATTCAAGTACCACCAAACGTTGAAGAACCTATTGTTCTACAACGTTTTTTACTACGTCTTGTAGAAGAGCTTGATATTATACTTGGTAAGCGTGCAGCTGGCACTAATGACCAGTACGTTGCACAAAAAGACTTAGTAGACTCTGCAAACGCTCTTACAGTTGCTATAGCAGATGCACAAGAGCGTTTAGATGAGGCAGCAGAGCTCCTAGCGCAGACGGTAGAAGATAACCGTGACGACTTAGAAGCAGAGATTGAAGAAATTAAAACAGTTAATGCTACTCAAACAGCTTTACTCGAACTTATTAACAACTTTGCTTGGTATCGTCCATTCACTGCAACATTCCCTGGTCGTAGTACCGATGGTGCAGTAGTACCTACACTTAGTTACAATATTGCAAGCGTAACGCGAAATGGTGTAGGCGTGTATGACGTAATACTTAGTGACGCGCAAGACAGTAACGGCAACGACTTACTTGATAACACACAGCATATGATTAGCTATGATATTGCTGACTCTACAGCTTCGCAACACTATACAGTTAAGTACAGCTTAACTAGTGCTGCGCTAGGTACTTTTACTCTTAATGTATTTTCTGTCGAACAAGGTGCAGGCGCTAAATTAGTTTACGTTCCATATGACCCTTTAAACACCGATAGCGTAAACGCTATTGGTATGTATACACCAACAGGCGTGGTATTACCATGAATGAGTTTTTACCCTTTTTACCCTTATTTAATCAAATCTATAAAGCGGATAAATATGCTATTAACTTATCTACGTTATTACTTGATATCGCCCATACTTGGGATGACTTGATAGATAAAGATAAGCCGGTATCTGATGAACAGATTAACCGAGCTTTCTTGAGTGCCACAGTTGAACTAACAATGAATCCTCTTTGGGATAAACACTTAGCGTCTAATCTTTTAAATGTCTATTTTAGATGGTCAGATGCTAATAGTATTGAAAGAGATTGTTCTAGTACAGACAATGATTTAGCTAAAGCTTGGATGCTAAGAGCTGGTCTATACGATATGTTTGTACTTATTGCGCATAAGTTGTATGGAAGAACGTGGGCAGAACAAGTAGGTCCTATAGTTAGAAAATACTATGGCGAAACTTTAATTGGTTTTATAGAGGAGGTTAGAAATGCCTGACCCAGTTACAGGTGTCATTGCAGGCACAAGTCTTATTAGCGGTGGAATGGCTAGTAGTAGTGCAAGTAGTGCAAGTAAAAGAGCTGCACAGGCTAGTGCAGAGAGTCTTGCATTCGAGAAAGAGCGCTACGATGATTGGTTAGAAGTTTACGGTCCCATGCAAACTAATCTAGCCGAGTATTATGGTAGTCTAACTCCAGAATACTACGAGACAATGGGCTTGGAAGCATTTGAGCAAGAACAACAAACAGCAATGACTCGTATTGATGAAAGTTTAGCTCAACGTGGTATTGACCCAAGCTCTGGTATATCAGCTAGTCTTCATGCTCAATCCGAACTTGAAGGTGCTGAAGGTAGAGCGGAGATTAGACGTGACGCGCCTCGCATGGCTGCTGAAGACAAATCTCGTTTCTTACAGATAGGCCTAGGTCAAAACCCGGCAGAGTCTTTGTCTAGAACAATGTCTAATCAAGCTAGTGCGGCCCAGCAACGCGCAACGCAGTCAGAACAAGCAGCGGGACGTGCGATGGGCCAAGCGGTACAAACAGCAGGCACAGCTTTAGTTGATTACCTGGATAAACCACAAGCAGGAGATACATAATGAGCGCATATATGGCAGCCGGCATAACAGAAGGCTTAGCGCAAACAGGTCAATACTTAAGAGAAGCTCCTGAACGCAAATTACGCATGCAGGAAGCTCAAAGTCGCCAGCAGTTATCTCAGATGAAACTTGAGGACTACAAAGCTCAGGCACCTACGCGTCAAGCGAAAAGTGACTTGCAAATGCAGCAGCTCCAGAATGACTTGTACAAGTCTCAAGCGGCTGGTCTTAAAGATAGAACGTTCGCGGCATTTACGCGCTTTCAAGGTGATCGTAATGTGCGCCACTTAAACAACTTTCTTACTGAAGCAAAGCAAAATCCTATTGGTGTTAAAATGTACCAAGATATGGTTCGCGTTGACCCTATTGACAGCCCGGGTGGTAAAGAGCTATTAAAGCAAGCAGGTATCTTAGACTCTGAAGGTATTAAGGATAAAGTTAATTATCTTATCTCGACTCGTGCAGACGGTTCACAAGTGTTACTTGATATGAACCAAGTCTATGCGTCTACAGGTTTCACTCGTCATATGGATGATTTAGCTCTAGAAAGGGCGAGTAAAGAAGCGCTTAACTCTCAACGTATACAATCAGGTATATCTCCACAAAAGTTAGACCAGATTGAGCGTTATGCTGCTCTATTAATGGAGAATGACCCTAGCTTAACTAAAGTGCAAGCTCATGAGATGGCTCTTGACCGCTACAAGCCTGGGCGCGTAGCTCCGTCTTCTAGCTTAGAGCGTATAGCAGACCAACTTAAAGAAGCTAACCCTGGTATGTCAGATATTGAAGCCCTTGAAGAAGCTATTGCTATGAAGAAGCAAGGCGGCACGTATGAAGAGCGTTTAGCGTCTCAACGTGCTAAAGGTACTGTAACTTCTGAGGCTGAAACTATTCACGCACAGAAAGAACGCTCAGCAGACCAAGTTAAGATTGACGAAGTTAATGCGGCTAAAGATTCTTTGGATGAGCAGTTTGAAGGTGACTTTACTACAGCGGATATGACTAAGCCTGAAAATCGTAGATTAGCTAGTCGCTTAATGTCCCGTATTGAGCAAGAGTTCCCGATGAACGTAGCAGACCGTAAGGTAGCTAAAGAGATTCGTCAATTAACTGCTCTAGGTGAAGTTGCAGGTGAAGAGATTACAGACCAACAAGCTGGTCCTATTGACAGTCTAATTCGTGGTGTTAAGAAGTATATTTCTAACGAAGTTGAAGGCACAGAAGGTACGGCAGCTTATGAGACATTCCGCAATACTTTACGACACGCTTTATACGGTGCAACGTTAAGTACTGGTGAGATTGGCGCATTTAATGCAGCGATGGGTAGTCTGGCCGAACAAAAAGGCCCTGTATTAGTTAAACTTAAAACTCAGATGGAAGACTTAAAAGAACAGTTAAGTAGTGTTTATGACATGAACGACCCTTATGTAGCTAAATATCGTCTCAATATGGACCAGGATAAGTTAGCTGATGTTATCTCCGCTATCGACGAGCGTATCGATATGCTAGACGGTAGTTTAAAAGCAAATGCACCTGGCGTTATCAAGCCTAAGCTAAGTATTGCAGAGAGGTATAAAAACCGATGAAAGCAGAAATTAAGGACTTAAAGGACTCATTTAAGCTAGGTTATGAAGCTTATGAGCGTTCACGCAAAGAAGCAAACGAAGCCTGGGACTTGTACCATAACCGTCACTATACTGAAGAGCAACTAGCTGTCTTAGCTAACCGTGGACAGCCTGCTGAGACCTTCAATGTGATAAAGTTATTTGCTCGTATGTTAGTGGGTTATTACTCTACTATAGTTAATACTGTAGTGATTAACCCTACTAACCCTCGTGATATTGATACTGCTAGCATACTTAATGATACAGTGAACAATGTCTTCGTAGAGAATAGATACGACATTGAAGGTGATACTATCAAGCTTGGTGGTATGATTTCAGGTTTGTTATGTAGCTATACTAATGTACGTGACACAGGCAAGCGCGATGAGTTTGGTCGTCCTATTAACCAGATTGACTCGCACCATGTGCCTGATTCTGAGTTAGTTCTAGACCCTATGAGCGTTATGGACGACTACTCAGATGCTAGATTCTTACATCGTTTCAAGTGGCTAACTGAAGACGTTGTTAAGCGCACCTTTGGTAAAAAGGCTATGGATAAGCTCGATGCTTACTATAACCACTTAAACATTGATGAAGCTGATTTTGAGTTTAACTATGGTGACTCTTACACTGGCTACTATAAAGTATTTAATAACTATCTTGTCGTGCATTCTGTAGTAGAAGAAGATAACGGTAAGAGCTACTCGTGCTTCTGGTGTGGTGAGACCATGCTTGAGAAGAAAGAGATTACGTTTAAGAAAACTCGCTGGCCTTACAGAGTTCAACGCATTCACAGTTCTGATAGAACAGAATACTATGGTATCTTCCGTGAGATACTACAGTCACAGCGTGCACTTAACCAGGCTGTATTAACCATCCAACTAATGGTTAACTCGGAGAAGGCTTTTGTCGAGAAAAACGCAGTTGATAATATTGATGAGTTCACTAGTGCTTTTAACCGTGTTAACGCAGTAATAGAAGTTAAGAAACTATCCGGTGTTAAGCTTGAGACATTGTCTCGAGACATACAAGACCAGTATATGATTATTGACCGCTCATTAGACCGCATTCAACGTGTGTTAGGTATTAACGACAGCTTCTTAGGTATGGCTTATGCATCAGATAGTGGCCGCAAGGTTAAGCTTCAACAGAATGCGACTATTATGTCGCTTAGATATATTACTGCACGTATAGAGAGCTTCTACCGCAGTTTAGGTACAGACATCGCTAACTTAGCTTCACAGTACTACCACGCTAATCAAATGATAATGGTTGCTGATGAAGTAGTTGGACAGCGTTGGATTGAGATTAACAAGCCGATGATGGAGTTCTCTGGGCAGTTTGACCCTATGGGACAGCCTATAATGCAACCTATACTTCTGCCAATGACTGACCCAGCTAATGGTGATATCATGACAGATGAAGAAGGGAATATTATATTAGCTCCAGTATCTGAAGAAGGCTCAGATTTCACGTTCCTGGACTACCAGATACGTGTAGAATCGAATTCGTATAATGATGAAGACGAGAAAGCACAGTTACTACTAGAGACAGTTATGTCCGGCCAGGTTGGTCAGATGGTGTCTCAAGTTAATCCGGCAGGCTTCTTCCAGATGGCAGCATTAAGTATCAAGAGCACTAAAACTAAGTACTCACCTAATATGGCTACTATACTAGAACAAACTGCACAAATGCTTGGTGGTGACCCTGAAGCAACAGAGCAAGCTAAGATGGGTGCTGGTGGTGGACAACAAAGTCCTAAAAGTAAAGCATTAAAGTTACCGACTAATACAAACGAGGGTGTTGAATAATGTCAGCTATAGGTAAACTCTTGCAGTTAGGCTTAGACACAACTAAGCACACGCGTAAGTCCTTTGCTAAAGAAGGCGAGCAGATTACAGGTGACTTACAAAAAGCTGCGCATACTTTTCGTGGCGATGTTGGTTACATGGCAAAGCCTAGTGGTAAAGAACGCCTAGACCGTGAAGACGTTGTAGCGATGTTAAGGCACAACGAACTAGGGAAGAAGAAAAAGCTAACTAAAGCCGAAGAGCAAGAGTTTGAGGACTTGAGAGACTTAGTTAGTGATATGCAAGAGTGGATAAGTCAGGGAGGTTTGGAGCAAGATTTACAAGGCTCAAAACTTAAGCTAGATAGACCTCTATATGTCTCTAGACAAAATGAAGCCTATACAGCGGAAGGGGACGACTTAGGATTACGCTCTGCTTTAGTTATCGACCCAGAAGATATTACGGCTTACGAGAAAGCCTATGGTCAAACGCCTACAGTATACAAGTTAGATAAAGGCACAGAGATATATCACCCTGGCACTGCAGCAGATACAAATGAAGTTGTTGTTAGTAAAAAAGTACTGAATGCCTCAAAGCAAGCAGATGAAGGCGATTATATCTCTGCAATTAAAAAAGGGTCTGCGCTATTTGGTGCCGGCGCATTAACTGTACACTCAGAGGAGAGTGAAGCAATGGGTATCGAATCTATATTAAAAGCTGGTATTAAAGCACTACCTGAAGACATGACTATTAAGGGTAAGCAGCTTCCTAACGCGTTTAAGAAGATGGGGGTTAAGGATGAAGAGCTTAAGTTCGCTGACTTAGCTATCCAACCTGAAAAGAAATATACTAAAGCAGAGCTCACAGAACTTGAAGGCGCTCGTAAAGATACTTTTGATAAGGTAGAAGCAGAACCTGGTTTCCAGTGGGTTAGCTTAGAGAAAGGCAAGTCAAACCCAACGTACAAAGAAAATGTGTACACGTTCGCTGAAGGCACAGGACCTAAGCCACAAGTGCTCTCTGAAGATGAACGTGGCAAACTTATGTCTTACGTAGATGGTGATTCTTACACACAAGAAGGTCTTGAAGAC